ATTTAGCTCAATCAACTGGTGCTTTAAAAATTGCACAAGGTATAAGTACAGATAACGATCATTGTACAGTAGGAACTTTACATTTATTTGATCCAAGTTCTACAACTTTTGTAAAACATTTTCTTTCAGATACTCAAACAGCACATGAAGATAATGCTAGTTATAGATGGTCTGTTGCTGGCTACTGTAATGTTACAGCAGCTATTGATGGCGTACAATTTTCAATGTCATCTGGCAACATAGATAGTGGAACAATTAAACTTTATGGAGTATCATAGATTATGGCTATTAAAGTTGCAGTAAACAGAGCACTAACAGCAATCACAGCGTTGCCAACAGCGGCAGCCTTGACTGATGGTAATTTGACGTTGCTTACAACAGCAACAGCATCAAGTAGCGCAACATTAGATTTTACAAGTAATATAGATTCTACTTATGATAGTTATTTATTTAAATTTATTAATTGCCACCCAGCAAGTGATAATGTTACATTTCAAGTAGGATTTAGAGATGGTAGTACAGCTTATGATGCTACTAAAACAACTACATTTTTTAGAGCATATCAATATGAAGATAATTCTGGTGCAGCTTTAGCATATGTGGCAGGTCAAGATTTAGCACAAAGCACAAATTTTCAAAGTTTAACAGAAGGAACAGGAGGTGATAATGATCAATCTTGTTCAGGTACTTTACATCTATTCAATCCTAGTTCTACAACATTCGTAAAACATTTTATTGCAACTGTTAATAATGCACACGCAGTAAACCTCTCTGAAAATGTTTATGTAGCTGGTTATTGTAATGTAACAGCAGCTATAGATGCAGTACAGTTTAAATTTTCATCTGGCAACATAGATTCTGGCACAATAAAAATGTATGGAGTAGGAGATAAACAATCATGATTATAGGTGGACCAGCATTAACAAAATACAACGATAGAACTCTTAGAAATTTAACTACGGCTCCTGCATCCGTAACAAGTGCTCCAGGTGCGTTAGTACATATTAAAACTTTAACTGCTAGTTCTAGTTCTACATTGTCTTTCGTAGATGGTAGTTCAAGTGTTGTATTAGATAATACTTATCCTATTTATAAGTTTGAGTTTATTAATATGCACCCAGCTAATGCTGGTACAAACTTTAGAATAAATTTTAGTGCAGATACTGGAAGTAATTATAATGTTACAAAAACTACAACTGTATTTAAAGCCGAACATCATGAAAATGATACTGCAGCTTCACTTGGTTATGAAACTAGTCAAGATTTATCACAATCAACAGATCCACAAATGTTTATGATACTTGATAATGCTAATGATAGTGGTGGTAGTGGAGAATTATATTTATTTAATCCTTCATCAACTACATTTGCAAAATACTTTATGGCTAATGGAACTGGATTTGTAGTGGACGGTGGAAATCCTAAACAGTTTACCATGTATGTAGCTGGATATGGAAATACAACTTCAGCAATAGATGCAGTTCAATTTTCTATGGCAAGTGGAAACATAGATGCTGGAACAATTAAACTTTATGGAATAAAGGACGCATAATGACAGTACCAACTTCAGGATTAATTACAATAAATGACCGAGGGGCTAGATCAGCTACTACTTTTGGATCTGTTGAAGCTGGCGGTGGTAATATGGTATTTATTAAAAAATTAACAGCTAGTTCTAGTGCAACCTTATCTTTTGTTAATGGAGCAAGTTCAGTTGTCTTAGACTCTACTTATAAGGAATATTTATTTACTTTTAAAAATATTCACCCAGGAACTAATGATAAATTATTACAAATGAATATGAGTGCAGACACTGGTTCTAATTATAATGTAACAAAAACAACAACTTTTTTTCATGCTTATAATATGGAAGATGGAACAGATGGCACTCAGCAATATGATGCAAATAGAGACATAGCACAAAGCACAGGGTTTGCTACCATAGCACAAGGAGTTAATGCTGATAATGATCAATCTCTTAATGGAACTCTACATTTATTTAATCCATCAAGCACTACATTTGTTAAACACTTTATAGCAAGAACATTACATACAGCAGGTGGTGCTAGTAGAGATTGTTATGCTGCTGGATATGGAAATACAACATCAGCAGTAGATGCTATACAATTTAAGTTTGATAGTGGCAACATAGATGCTGGAGATATTTGCCTTTACGGAATACTATAATAATGATACATAAACACAAAGGAGAAAACTATGCCAAGATATCATAATATAAACGGTAACAAAGTACAGTTTACAGCAGCTGAAGAAGCCGCTAGAGATGCTGAAGAAAAAGCGTGGTCAGATGCTGCCCCTGCTAGAGCTTTGGCTGATCTAAGAGCTAAAAGAAATAGACTTCTTGCTGAAACTGATTACCTAGCTTTATCTGACAATACTCTATCAGACGATATGAAGACATATCGTAAAGATCTTAGAGACTTGCCTTCAGGTAAAGATACTGTTGAAAAATGTGAAAATGCTACGTGGCCAACTAAACCGTAGTAGAGCATAGGTATATACTATGTTACAAAAGGTAAAGTTTGCACCTGGATTTAATAAACAAGTTACATCTACCGGTGGTGAAAGCCAATGGGTAAAAGGTGATAACGTTCGTTTTAGATATGGTTCACCTGAAAAAATAGGTGGATGGTCTCAATTAGGTTCTGTTGCTGTTACTGGTAGAGCTACAGCTATTCATCACTTTGTAAATACATCAGGTATTAAGTATGCTATTTTAGGAACAAACAGAATTTTATATGCATACTCTGGTGGTATTTTTTATGATATACATCCAATTAAATCAACAACATCATTATCAAATGCCTTTTCTACAACCAATGGATCAGCAACTGTTACATTAACTTTTGCATCAGCACACAACATAAATAAATTTGATATAATATTATTAGATACTTTTACATCTATAACTAATTCTGGTTTTGGATCTGGTGATTTTACAGATAAAAAATTCATGGTAACATCAATACCAACAGATACAACTCTTACAATAGAAATGGATTCTAATGAGTCTGGATCTGGTGCAACAACATCAGGTGGTATTAGAGTTCAACATTACTATCCTGTTGGACCAGCAGTTGAGGTTGCATCAACAGGTTGGAGTCTTGGATCATGGGGTGGACAACAAGCCGGTCAGTTTACATCAACACTATCATCATCAATAAATACAAGTGTAACATCATTAACGATGGCAAGTTCGAGTTCGTTTCCATCTTCTGGAACTGTGTTAATTGATAATGAATTAATTACTTACACAGGAAATAGTGGTGGTACATTATCAGGATTAACTAGAGGTGCTAATGGTACAACAGCAGCAACACACTCATCAGGTGCAACAGTAACAGATGCATCAAACTTTTTTGCATGGAATGCTGCAGCATCAGGAGATATTGTAACTGCACCAGGTTTATGGTCTTTAGATAATTTAGGTAACAAACTTATTGCAACTATTAATGGCGGTGAAAGTTTTGAATGGAATTCAAACCCAACTGATGCAAACTCTACTAGAGCAACTATTATAACAGGAGCACCAACAGCTTCTGCATTTAGTTTAGTATCTACACCAGACCGTCACTTAATATTTTTTGGAACAGAAACAACTATTGGTACAAAGTCTACACAAGATGAAATGTTTATAAGATTTTCTTCTCAAGAAGATATTAATACTTATACACCTTCAGCTACTAACACTGCTGGTACTCAAAGACTTGCAGATGGATCTAAAATTATGGGAGCCATTAGAGGTAGGGATGCAATTTATATTTGGACTGATACTGCATTATTTATTATGCGTTTTGTTGGTCCACCATTTACATTCTCGTTTCAACAAGTTGGTACTAACTGTGGATTAATTGGACAGAATGCAGCTGTTGAAGTTGACGGTGCTGCATACTGGATGTCAGAAAATGGTTTTTTTAGATACACAGGTAAACTAGAATCATTACCATGTTTAGTTGAAGATTTTGTATTTGACGATATTAATACAACACCTAAACAACATATTAATGCTGGATTAAATAACTTGTTTGGTGAAGTTATGTGGTTTTATCCAAACTCAGGTTCAGGTGTTGTAAATAGAATGGTAGCTTATAATTATCTAGATTCAAGCACCGAGCGACCAGTATGGACTACAGGTACACTTGCAAGAACAGCATGGGAAGATTCTGCTATATTTGGTAAGCCACATGCAACAGAATATGATTCAAGTGCAGAAACAGCTGATACAGATGTTAACTATGTTCATGGTAATACAGACGGTGCATCTACATATTATGAACATGAAACAGGATTAAATCAAGTTAAAGGAGGTCAAACAACTGCAATTACTGCAAACATTGAATCTGGAGATTTTGATATTGGTCAACAAGGTTTAGCTGGTGATGGTGAGTTCATGATGAAAATAAGAAGAGTTATACCAGATTTTTTAGCACAAACAGGTGATGCAAGAGTAACATTAAATTTAAGAGATTTTCCAAATGATACACAAGCAAGTTCATCTCTTGGTCCATTTACAATTAATTCAGGTACACAAAAAATAGACACACGTGCACGTGCTAGATCTATATCTTTAAAAGTAGAAAATACTAGTACAAGTCAATTTTGGAAACTAGGAACATTTAGAATAGACTATCAACCAGATGGAAGAAGATAATGGCAAGAATTGTACAATCATTAACACAACCTGATACAGAGTATAATCAACAAACTCAACAATCTTTTGTAAGAGACATAGATAGTATTGTACAAAAATTAAATACTACCTATCAACAAGATTTAAAAGATGAAGCAGAAGCGGAGGCATACTTCTTTGGCTAATTCATTTGTAAATAAAAAAGTAGATTTAACGACTACATCAGCTACAACACTGTACACAGTGCCAACAGCTACTACTGCTATTGTAAAATCTATATTAGTATCAGAAGATTCTGGTAATGCAGATACTATAACAGTTACTATTACAGATACCAGTGATAACGTATTTAGCTTATTTAAGACAAAATCTATATCTGCTAATGGAACAACAGAATTATTATCAGCCCCTTTAGTATTGGAGGAAAGTGAGATACTAAAAGTGACTGCAGCGACAGCTAATAGACTACATGTAGTTCTTTCGGCCTTACAATCTAAGCCTAGAGAAGTTACAACATAGTCTTGATTTACTTGTGAAAAACAAGTAATACTATAAATTCAGGTGAAATCCCTGCCTTTTTAATATAAACAATAATAACATATATATGATTACAAGAATGCAAATGCCAAGACAATTACGTGATAAAGGTGGGATAGCTAGCGTTACCCCAAGAGAAAAATATGGTCTTGGTAGTAAAATAAAAGAACGAGTTAGAAAATTAATTCCAAATGAAATAGCAGATGTTGCAGTTAAAGCTGCACCATTCGTTGCACCTTTTTTCCCAGGCACTGCAGCTTTGATGAGAGGTATTGGTAGATTTGATCAAAGAGGTAGTATTAGTGATGCACTTAAACAAGGAATTGGAACTTATGCTTTTGGTAAAGCAGCAGGAAAATTAGGTGGCGCTGAAAGCGGTGAAGGTTTTTTTGGTGGTCAAACATATTCTATGGAAGGTTTTAAACAAGGTCCTGTTGGTAGTTTGTTTAAATCTCAAGAAGCACCTGGAACTATAAAAACAGCAAGTGATACTGAAAAAGGTGTTGGCATAATAAAAACAGCAACAGATGCAACAATTGGTAAGATACCTGGATTAAAAGCTTTACCACCATTTGTTCAACAACAATTATTTGTGGGTGGTATTACATCCGGAGCATCTGCATTAGCAAGTTATTTTCAAGGAGATTTTAGAGAACAAGAAGAAGGTGAAACTATGGAAGAATACCTAGCTGCAAGAAGAGATGTAGTTGGAAAACAAATGAGAGTTTATATGGATAACTATTATGCAAATGATCCAGAGTATTCAGCATTAGATGATGCAGGTAAAAATGCATTTGTTGCAAGATACAATGTTCGTGATGGTGGTATGCCAGTAGGTATCATGAGATCAAATAAAGCAGGAGTTATGGAACGAGACTACAGAGATGAAGGTGGCTTTGTACCAGTAGGTATCAAAGAAAAAGCAGATGACGTACCAGCTATGTTATCAAAAAATGAGTTTGTTTTTACAGCAGATGCTGTAAGAGGAGCTGGTAATGGCAGCATTGAAAAAGGAGCACAAAAGATGTATGATACAATGAAAAATTTAGAGAGAAGGGTAGTTTAATGGCTGAACCTACATTTGAAGATTATTTAAGAGAGCGAGAAATGCTCGATAAAAAAAATATGATGGAAAATTTAATGAAAGAATATCAAGACGATATGAATAGAAAAAAAGTTATGGAACAGAAAAATATGGCTTCAGCACCAGATATACAAGATGAGAGAAATGAACTCTCTATGAAACTTTTTAATAAACCGCTTAGATTATTAACACCTGAAGAGATGGATATTCTTGATGAAGAAGCCGAAAGACTTATGCAAAAATTTATGGCAGATGGCGGTAGAGTATCAAAACAAGAAGGTGGTGTAATAGAACAAAGAAATTTAGCGTTACCTTTTGTAGAAGCATTAGGTAAAACATATGCAGCTGATCTTACAAGGCAAGCTGGATTACCAACTGTTACAACTGCAACTACTCAACAACCTGGTGAAACTGCAGAACAGTTTGCATCAAGACAAGCACAAGCGCAACAATTTGGAATTACTAGAGCAGGTATGGCTGAACTTGCGCCGCAAGTAGCAGCACAAGATGCATTACAAACGCAAGCTTATAACTTAGGTCAAACAGGATTAAGTTCTTTTCAACCATTTTTAACAAAAGCTGCAACTGCAGCAGATGCAATGACGCCATTGACTGGAACAGGTGCAGGTACAGGTGCAGGATCTATTGCATCATATCAATCGCCGTATCAACAACAAGTAATTGATGCAACCTTATCAGAGTTTGATAGACAAAGACAAATACAACAAAATCAATTAGCAGCATCAACACTTACCGGTGTGGCTGGTGCATTTGGTGGTGGCCGTGAAGGTGTACAAAGAGCAGAGTTTGATGCAGCAAGCGACAGGAATCGAGCGGCAATACAATCTAATTTATTACAACAAGGTTTTCAAAATGCAGCAGCAAGGAGACAACAAGATCTAGCGAACCAACAAGCAATATCTAATCAACAGAGAGGATTAGGTGCAGCGGCACAAGACTTTAATAGAGCACAAATATCTGGTCTTGGCACATTAGGTGCACAACAACAAGCACAGAGTCAAGCAGTATTAGATGCACAAAGACAAGCAGCAGCAATGGCAGTTGAAGATCCAAGAAGAAGATTAAATATGTTAGGTCAAGGTGTTGCTGGATTATCTGGACTAGGAACTGTTTCAGTTAGTGAATCACCAGCAGCGGCACAATCTAGTCCATTAACAACAGCACTAGGTCTAGGACTTGCAGGTGCTGATATATATGGAAGAATATTTGGTGGTAGATAATGAGTAGAACTTTAAAAAGACCAATGTTTAGAAGAGGCGGATCCACTAATAATGGTATTATGAGTGGTATTGTTGATAGAGAACAAAAAAAAGTTGGTGACGTTGCAGGTAGAGCTAGAGAACTCACACCTGAACTTGCATCATTATTAGAAGAGTTCACACCACAAACAAGATTACCAATAGGTCAATTAGGTTTAAATCTAGCATCAGGTAAATTTGCTGGTGATGGGTTTTTACAAAATTTAGTTGGATCATTACAAGATCCTTATGCACAATTTACAAAAGCAGATGATGCGAGAGAAAGAGCAATTAAAACTGGCGCTGCTAAGTTAGGTATTAGTCAAGCTATGGAAGAGGCAAAAGCTAGAGCAAAAGGTAATAATTTAATGCAAAAAGATTATTCACCACAGAGAGCATATGAAGATGCAGTTAGTAAAAGAGTTGAATCTGCTGGTAAATTAAAAAGTTTTGAAAAACCTAATCTAGAACAAAAATATCCAAGAGCTACAGCAGAATATGATATATATGTTTTAAGAAATTTAAGAGCAACAAATAATGAAACTGGAAAAATAATTGCTGCTAATAATGCAGGTTTTGTTCCATTTGATCCAAAGACACAATCATTTGATTACAATGCAATGCAACCAGGAGCATTTTATTATGATCCTAGAATAAAAGCTTTTGTTCAAAGAATACCAGAATCAGATGAAGAAGAAGGTGGATTCTTTATTTATGATAAAAACACATTTGCAAAAAGAAAATTAGAAACATAAAGGGGTAAAAATGGCCGAAGCATTTGACCCATTCTCAATAAACATTTCTAACTCTCCATCAGATCCTCTTAAAACTGATGCAGAAGATAATCATGAAGTATCACAGATAGAAGCAGCGCTTGCTGGTGTAGTATCTGGTGCATTAAAAATACCAGAAGGTTTTGTATCTCTTGGTGCAGAACTTATGGATGCATTTGACTTAACAGAAAATGCAGCTGCAAAAGTAGAACAAGTATTTGATACAATAAATCCATTTGAAGAAATAGCAGAGCAACGAGCAGCAGGTAAAATTACTGAAGCGTTAGTATCTATTGGTGTTCCTGCAGCAGCAGGTGCAAAGATTGCAAGTAAACTTGCAACCAAAGCATTAAAAGCTAGAAAAGCTGGTACGTATGTAAACTTAAAAGGTAAAAATGTTCGAAAAGGAATGGAGAAAGTATATAAATTAAATGATGGAGCAAGGGTACAACGTTTTGGTGCAGCAGTATTAGGAGGAGCTGCAGGTGAAACGCTTGTTGCTGACGTAGAACAAATTGGAACAATTGGAGATGCTTTGTCTTTTGGTCCAACTCAATTAGAAGTAGATACATCAGTAGATTATGATGATGAATTACCAGAAGATTCACAAAAAGATGCTGTTAGAAAATTATTAAATCGTGTAAAATTTGGTGCAGACTCTGTAATGTATTTTCCATTTATATATGGTGGCGCAAAAATTGTAGGTAAGGTTGCAACATATGGAAAAGAACTTGCACTTAGTTCTTCAAAAATAAATAAAAAAGTTGATAAACTTGCATCAGCAGTTAGACCTACATCTGATAAACCAACAGCTATGTTTTTAGCTAAAAATGTTGAGGCAGCTGGTAAAGCAGCTGATACTAATTTTGCAATAGAACAAGTTAAAAGAATAGACAAAGAAGTTGGTAAAATGTTTCCTACTATTAAAAGTTTTTTTAATGGTAGTGGTAAAACAAATGCAATTAAAAAAGAAGAGTTTTACAAAGATTTAAAAGAACTTATGTTTGAAGGTAATTTATCAGATAAAATTGGTAAAACTGCAACTTATAAAAAAATACAAAAACAAATGACTAATAGCGGTTTAAATTCAAAATCTCAAAAAGTAGTATTTGATAGTATATATAATTCAAGACAAAAATTTGTTAGTTTATTAGAAACAATTCAAGAAGGTAGCACTGCAGGAGTTACATTAACAAAAGACATGAGAGATGTTGCAGGCCTTATGGGTGATAGAGTAAAACTTATGTTGGGTAGCACTTATAAAATTTTTCAAAACCCAGTGGTAGATAATCTATCTTCATTTAAACCAGTCAAAGAAAAAGTAGATAAAGTAAAAGAAATATTAAAACGTCATGCTTTAAGAAATGGTAGAGAACTAACAGAAGATCAATTAGATTATAGAATTAATGAGATATTAACTAACGTTACAAAATTTACTAAAGGCACACAATTACCCTCTTACAAAATGACAGATCTTACTGTTGGTGCAAAAACACCAGATATTAGAAGAAACTTTCAAAGAATCCTTACAAAAGAAACAGGCAAAGGTAAAAAGAAAATAACTACAACTCAAATTATGGGTCCTGGTAGTAAAGCATTTAGAGAATTATTAGGTGAGGTTGATGATGCAAGGCAATCTATTTTTAATGGTATTGGTTTATTGTCCAGCCTTGCAAAAAGAAGTGAGCTTATAGATGATATTTTAAAAACTAATGATGATGCTATTGCAAATAAAACAACACAATTATTTTACACAGATAAAAACGATGCCATTAAACAATTAGGAGCAGGAGGATTAAATAAAATAGTTGAATTAGATTCTTATTTAAAACCTATGTTTAAAGATGGTGTGTTACTTAATCGTTTAAAAGGATTACACACAACAGAAGAAATAGCAGAAGCATTTGATCCAGTAAATAGAATAAGTGATTATTTTGTAGGACCACAAAAAACAGGTTTTAGTCAAGGAATGTCAACAGCATATAAAAATTTATTTCTTACACCTAAAGCAGGTGCACAGGTTGCAAAAACAGTATTATCACCAACAACTCACATGAGAAACTTTTTAAGTGCTACAGGTTTTTCTTTAGCTAATGGAACACTATTTGTTAATCCTAAATTGTTTGCAGAAGCTGCAGCTACTGCAGCAAGAACAGTTCAATTTGGACTTCGTTCTCCAAAAGCAATGGAAGAATATCGAGAAATGCTAGCATTAGGTGTGGTTAACTCAAACACTAAAATGGGTGACTACTTAAGTTTGTTAAAAGATATAGGTGCAAGTAGAGATGGATCTAACTATGCAAACAGTATGTTTAAAAATATGATTAGACGTTTAGCAAGATTAACAGAACCTGCACAACAATTGTATACACTTGAAGATGATGTATTTAAAATTTATAATTTTAAAGTTGAAAAAACAAGACTAGGTAATGCTTATGCAAAAGCTGGTATTAAAAGAACAGAGCAAGAATTAAAAGAAGAAGCAGCTGATATTGTAAGAAATACTGTGCCAAACTATGCATATGTTTCTGATGTTGTTAAAGGTCTTAGATCTACACCTTTTGGTAACTTTGCATCGTTTCCAAGTGCAATTATGAATAGTGCAGTAGGTATTAAACAAAGAATATTTAAAGAAATGAAACATTCTAAGCCAACTAAAGGTGGTAGTATGTTACCAGTTGTTTTTGAAGTTGGTAAAGGTTTAGTTAAAAATAATAATCCATTGTATGGTATAGGTGCAAAAAGATTATTGGGATCAGCTACAGCTTTTGGATCGTTAGGTTCTGGTATAGGTGCAGGATATCAAGCTATTTATGGTACAACAGATAGACAACTAGAAGCATTAGAAAGATGGGTAGCTCCTTTTGAACAAAATGATAAAAAATTTATTATAAAAGAAGTAGATGAAAATGGTAAAGCTAGGTATTTTTATACAAACTGGAGTAATAACAATGCTTATGATTATCTAGAATCACCATTCAGGACACTAGCAACAAGAATTCAACAAGGTATAGAAACAGAAGACCAACTATCTAGAGGTTTTGTTAAAGGTATATCAGATGCATTTAAAAATTTTACAGAACCTTTTGTTTCAGAATCTATTGCACCAGAAGCTATAATAGATATTATAATTAGAGGTGGTGTAACAGACACTGGTAAAAAACTATACACAGATGCAACACCAGTTGATGATAAAGTTAGAATTGCTATGAAACACATATTAAATACACAAATACCTTTATCTAAATCACAATTATCAAGAATTTATTATGCAGCAAAAGGTATACCAGATCCAAGAGGACAAGAATATGATATAGAAAAAGAATTACCTGGTTTGTTAGGTTGGAGACAAATTGAAATTGATCCTATACGAGGATTAAGTTTTAAAATTACAAATCTTAATGTTCAAAAAAGAAATGCTACAAGAGAATTTACAGGTGGTGACTCTAAACTTTTAGCTGGTGGCGTTAACACAGCAGAAGATATAGCCAAACAATTTTTTATTACAAACAGAGCTTTGTTTAATTCACAACAAAGTATGCACTTAGATTTAAAAGCAGCAAATGAATTTGAAGTAGAAGATGAAGAATTAGCACAAGTATTTGATGAAAGGGGTATTCCATCAAATGTAACAGGTCCTTTGTTTGAAGGATTATTTAGACCTTATGTTCCTTCAGAAAATATTTTGGGTAAATTTTATCAAATAGATGCAAAAAATAATACTCAATCTATGGAACAAGCACTGCCTGTTATAACAGAAATGATAGAAGCTTTTCAAAATGCGCCTTTAGATAAGCAATTTAAATTTAAATTACAGGATTTTGGTATAGATATGCCAGACAATAAGATAGAAATTTCACCAAATAGCTTTGATCCTTTTTCTCAGTCAGCTTTACCAACACCAAACGTAAATCCAGATATGGTACAACCAGTGCAACAAGCATCTGTATCACAGACAGGATTAACACCTACAGAACAAGCATTGCTATCACCTGAAGAACAAGCTATAAGACTAAGACAAAGGGGAATGGCATAATGGCAATTAATTTCATGCAAGACGATTTGGTAAATTTAGTAGATGAAAATACTACAAATACAATTCCAGAACTTAGATCAATTATAGCAGATCCACAATTAACAGATCCAAGTATAGATGTAAGTAATTTAAGAACTACTACACCTACAAGATCAGAATTATTAGCTGCTGTACCAGAATTTTCTGGATTAAAATATGATCCTACAGAAAGAAGTTACATAGAAGATTTATATTCTTTATATAGTGGTGGATTACCTACAATAGATGTAACACAAAACACAGCACAGATACCAGGAGCTATAGATACATTAGTTAATCCAAACAATGATGGTTTTTCAGATGCTACACTACCTGGCTTTGCCGTTGACAGTCCAAAAAACACAGATGGTTTTTCAGATGATACACTTTATGAACAAGGTGTAGGCGGTGGAGCTGATATGGGAACTGTGCCAGCAACAGGACAAATAGGTGATGGTAGTATAACAGTAGAAAATATAGCACAAAATCAAACTCCATATGATGTTCCAATGCCTATTGATGATCCGGGTGCAAGCATAGAAAATATTATAGCTCAACAAAATTTATCTACTATACCAGAGGCGCCAGTAATTAATCAAAATTTACAAACACAAGGACCAACAACTGTAGATTTTTCAACAGGAGAAATGTTAGATGCTGATGCACAAGACATAGGAAATATATATGATGAGGTTGCATTAACAGGTGCATCACCAGAACAACAAAATTTAATAAGTCAAGCATTTTCAAAAGTAGGCTCAACAGCTAATGATATTATGAGAGACTTATCAGAAATACCAGGAGCTGTTGCAGATTTTGTTGGTAAAACTGTAGATATAGCTGGTCAAAAAATTAATGTAGGAGGAACATTACTAAGAGCAGGAATAAACAGACTTGTAGGCGGACCTATAAGCTTGGTGTTTGATTTACTACCCTCAGAAGATCCAGCAAGCACCTTAAATAGAAGTATAGTTGATGAATTAAAAGCAGAAAAAAATTACGGATATAACATGTCTTCTGGAACTTTAAATCAAGATCCTTTTGGTAGAAACCCTGTATCAATGTTTGGTAATTATGAACAAACTTTATTAGAAGATGCAACTTCAACAGGCACAACAAAAATGGCTTTGGCTAAAAAAGAATTTGCACAAGATTATTTTGATAAAAAAGCAGGTAAAACTGCACCACAAGAAGATATAGGAAGCATACCTGGTGATGGTAATGCTGCACAAGCAGCAGAAGAAAAAGAACAGAGAGAAGCTTTTGCCGATATACAAAATCAAATAGGTCAAACTAGAGATCAAGATCCAGCACCAGCTCCAGCGCCAGCGCCAAGTATACCTGATAGAGGAAGGGGTGATAGAGGCGGCGGAAACGGCGGCGGAGGCGGAGGTTCTTCGGGTGGATCATCTGGTGGATCATCTGGTGGATCATCTGGTGGATATGGCGGGGGAGCTGATAGAGGAAGAGGAGATAGATTCTAATGCCAAGAGATAGTGCACTACAGAAAATAGAATCACACGAAAAACTTTGCAGAATAATGCAAAAACAAACTTACGATAGAATGAATCAATTACAAAATCATATAACTAGAATTGAAAGAATACTTTTAGTTTCTATGGGTGCTGTTATGACAGGTATGGGTGGTGTGATTGTAGTCTTATTACAAAAATTGTAGCGCTCATACGTAAGTCCTATTTTTTCCTATATCCAAGCTTTTAATTCTTCTCCCATAACTTGACTTGCAATATTAACTTTCTTACGTAAAGCTTTTACAATTCTTTCATCAACAGTGTCTTCACACATTATATCAATATATGTCATGGGTTTTGTTTGACCAATACGATCTATTCTAGCTTCTGATTGTTGTCTTTTTTCAAGATCATAACCATTAGAATAATAAATCATATTACTAGCAGCAGTAAGAGTTATACCATATCCACCAGTTTGAGGTGTACCAATAAAAAATCTACACTTATCATCTTCTTGAAAACGTTTTATGTTTTGTTGTCTTTCTTCTTGTGGTGTTAAACCATAGTAATCTACAAAAGA